TAGAGTGTAAGACTGGCAATGATACTTTAAAGCCATTTCACGCAATTGGTCAATCCTATATTGTTGTAATGGCTTTAAAGTATCATTGCCAGTCTTACACTCTATAAACACAACCTTGCTATCCTTCAAACACATAAGATCAGGAAAACCATTCTCACTCAATCTTATAATGTTTAACACCATATAACCTTTTGATTTGTATTCCTTAATAACTTTACTTTGGTAATTCATTAGTCTATATTACAAAAACATTCAAACGATGGATCACCATCAAACAATCCTTGTTGTGCTTGACTTCGTTCCTTTAATTGTTTATACGTTATTTCTTTTTTAAATGCACCACCTTTATTCTCTAACTTTTCCTCGTTATTAATCCACCAGTCAAACAATTCAGGTTTTTCATTTGCTATGATTGATAATTTACCTTTGCCCTTTAAAAAACACAAATCACAATTACCATATATTTCTGATTTTAGTTTTAAATCAAAATCATTGTTGGACCAAAATGACATAACATCTTCCTTTGTTGTTTTCCATTTAACACATGGCATTTCTAAATCAATAAAACTTGGTAAATAATTTTTTGTCTTGCTCCATCTTCTTGGTTCATCATACCTTATTCCATTGTAAATTGTCCATTGTTTTAACCCTATACTTTTTAGCCATCGTTTTGATGTTTGTATTTTAAGTTGATCAGTGCAATATCTCATTCTTGTGTTGGGTAAGAAACCATTCTTCCAAGCAATCAACTCATCAAATGGTCTACCATTACGTGATGCAGTTTCATATGTAACAATTTCAAAATTGTTTCCATATCTATATTCAAGCCATACAATATTAAGATTCCAACGTTTATCACATTCATTAATAAAATCTAATGTTTCAGGCATTTCTTTGCCAGTGTTTTGAAACGTAACAATGTAGTCAGTTAAACCCTCATCAATTAACCGCTTTGTCATGTATGCCGATGTTCTACCACCGCTGAAGTTTATTATATTCATAAATAATCCCTTTTAAACATTCTTAAAGTATAGTCCTTTTTATTGGTAACACTCTTATATATTTTAGATTCAATACCTTTTCGAGCAAATACCCAATACACATCATTGTTCTTCCTTTCCATTGTAGTCATCCTATCTTTTGATTGAAAGTATGATATTGCACTAAAATCAATATTATAATATACCAACGCATCAGCTTCACGCAATGATATGCCTTCACGACCTGATATGATCTGAAGTGCTATGTTCTTATCACTACCATTGAAATCATCTAATGTAGTACATAATGTATCACCGAACACTTGCTTTAATATATCCAGTTCACCTTTGAATTTATAGAACAAACCAATCTTTTGCCCTTTAAACTTATCACGTATGTATTCCGCTTTGGATGTGTCAAGTATCACAACACTACCATCCTCAAGAATACACGAACCACTGCACAATTGATGTATCTTGTTTTTCATCTTTACTGATGTATCTGCTATGATAGCACCAGCACGACCAACAACAATCTTGTCTTTCTTTAGTGTGTTGATGATCTCGTGTGTGCTTTCCTTTATATCACACCATAAGATATGTTCATTGACATTGGATTCAAATCCAGCTTCTGATTGTGTGTATGTTATAATATGTTTATCAATATATGGTTTAATCTTATTATAGTCAGCACTTGAATAGTCTTTGACATTAGCATAACCAAAATTGCGTTCCGTAACATTAACAAACTCCTTTGCCCATTTATAAAAGTTTAATTGTTTAAACGGACTATTTAAACTAACCCAATATTGATGATACACTTGGGAATAAGATTCTGCATTTGGTGTACCTGATAAGAATATCATTGGCAATGTGGACCAACGTTGTTTGATTAGTTTAGTTGATTTGTTTGGCTTTGGAAACGAACCATTTCGATGGTGTTCATCAGATACCAATATATCAAAGTCACCATCTACTTTGTGCAATGATTCGTTGTTTATTATGGTTATGTCAAAGCTAAAACCAAACTTATCATAATCATCTTTAATACTACTAATAGCTTTCTTCTTTGTTATAAATAAAACATTTGATGCACCAAGTTCTTCGCATATTGATAATGATGTTAGTGTTTTGCCAGTACGAACCTCCATTTGCAAATAAAGCAAACGATGGTCTGCAATGATGTCAACACCACGCTTTACAATGTCCTTCTGATAATCTCTTAACTCCATTAAAACAACTTTTGTTGCAACTTATGATCATTTAACCTTTTCATAGCTGCATCATAATATTCCTTATCCAACTCACATGCAGTCAAATCAAAACCTAAATTGTGACAAGCAATAGCAATACTGCCTGAACCAAGATGTGTATCAAGTATTTTATCACCTTCATTTGCATAGTTCATCAAAATCCATTCATACAACTTAACTGGTTTTTGTGTTGGATGAATTCTATAATTATCTGCATTTTGTGGTCGCATATAAAATGACTTTGCAGATTTATCAAAAGAAGTCCAAGCATATTCACAAGATGCAAAACTTACGTTTTCAGGTTGTTGTTTATCCCAAACTAAAAAACATCTTGTTGGCAATAAACTGAAATAATTTCCACCCCACACTATCTGATTTTTACTAACTCTAAATAATTCTATAAAATATTTATCATTTGGAATAGTTTTATCCCATTTTTTATTTTTACCACCATAATGTCCTAACCTACCACTCGAATTAATATCAATACCATACGGCGGATCTACAATAGCAAGGTCAAAATGATTATCCTCATACCTTGCCATTAAATCCATATTGTCTTCGTTTGTTATATTCATAATTTAAAAAGGTAAATCATAATCAACCATAAACCATCTGTCACCATTCGTATGACCTTCGGTATATTCACCGCCAATGTAGTTTGCATACTTCTTAACCCAAATGTTGAACTTCTTTTGTGTTAGCCATTTTTTGTAGTCTTGATAATCATTTACAAACTGATCATACATATTCCGTTTGTTCAATCTAATATTAAACAATTCAGTACCATCATAATTGCACCACTCATAAAACTCTTGAGATGTTTCAGATATGAATTTACGCAATTTGATATTCTTTGCATTGGTTTGCTTAATTAGTTTGTGAGTAAAGTATAATTGAATGCAACCAACCATGTAATTGTCAAATCTTGCATACTCATCCTCATCCCAGTCATCAAATAATGTACGACCGAAATCATCATAAGGTGTTAAATCACTATTATAATATTGTGCCACCTCAACTTCATGCCTTCTTCGATCATGACTATTCCCCTCACCTTTAATTGCATAGTTAGTTGAAATCAACATTTTTGGTGATTCCTCAACACCCAGCTTGATTGCATCCTTTCCTTTACGTTCTAATGTTATTCCTTCAGTAACCAAACTAAACTTTGATTCAAAATCAAAATTCTTCTTTACATCATCAAAGACCAAGATTTGTGTATCTTGACTTATAGTCTGATATGGAAACGATTTTTTATCATCAAATGACTTTCCATCCAATATGCCAACACGCCTAATTTCTTTTAACCCTTGAACAAATAAACCTTTTCCAGTGCCACCTTCAGGATTGTCAGATATTACTTCATCGTTTAGTATTATTGCTTTGTTGTCAATCTTATTCTTATAAGTGTGTAATAAATAACCAATTGTGCATTCAATTGACAATGGTTCACCGCTGGATATGTTATTAATGAATTTTTGATAATCATTTTCAATATTATCATTTTTATTAAAGTCACGATCAATGATTTGGTTCTTCCATATATAACCATTTACATTGACATACTCATTTAAAAATACTTTGTCCTTTGTGACCTCTAAAATACCATTCCTAAACGCAATGAATGATTTGTGTTGTGTATCATTTAACATCATCAGGTCAATTGTTTCTAATATGGTCAGGAATGAATCAGTAAATAAGTTTTGATAAGTTGCCACATAAGAATAAACATCAATTTCATTGTTGTCCAATAGATAAGATAAAACAAAGTCCTTTATTATTTCAGTTGATGTTTCAGATACAATGTTTGATTGTATTTTCACAAATGATGGTTTTAAGCTATCAGCAAAGAAGAACTTTTTAAATCCATTGCGTTCTAAAAATAATTTATACTTTAAAGGATCAATCTTTATATTCTGCTTCTTATCATAATACCAAAAATCATCATGCTCTGATTCTTCACTTACTTGGTCATAAACATCACCATTTATGTTGTGAAGTTCTTGGACCTTTTCTTTTCCATACTTTAAATCCTTTTTTATACTATCTATTTTTGACCAATCTTCAAAATACTTACATCCAAATTGTCTGATTCGATATGCACTTTTGATTGTGTTCTTTGTTTCATCTTCACTAAACTGACCATGAATCACATTATTTAATATGTAATTAACTGCATTTATTTCTTGAACTCCATACTCACAAAACGCACTTGCAATGTCCAAGATAAAATTGTTTCTTTCACCCTCAATGAAATCCTTTTGCCAGTTGAATTTCATTATAAGTTCAATCTTTTTAAAGTCATCATTTATTGGTATTGTAGGAATCTTTTCAGCAATTAGAAAACCATCATCAACCAGCTTTGGATTGTATTGAATAGCTTCATAATTAATGTAAATATTTGGATCGTATGATTCGAAACAAACTCGATCAACGTTGCAAGTAGCACCATCAAAATAGTCATAAAGATGATCCTTGTTAAACTGCTTAAAATATTGTTCATGTTCTTTTGCGTTACATTTTGGTATTGATACAATGGCTTTGTACCCATTTCGTGATGGTGACATAAATACCGAAACAATATGTTTGTTTTGCTTCAGCTGGTCAAACATCATATCCATCTTATTATTTGGTATCTTATCAAAGTCCAATACCATTAAACCACTGTGTTCTTTTAGTCCTGACTTTTTACGTTGTGTAAATACACCACCAAAGATGATACAAGGTAATTGATTTTTTAATTTGGAACGTGCATCACCTTCCAATGTCATCATTTTATCAATGATGTGTTTTGACTTTCCTTCCTTAATTCTTTTAAGTGATTGGTCAAGATGGACATCATAGGGGACATCCGATGACTTAAATAGTGATTTAAAGATTGAAATCTTTGTGTTTTTTATCATATTGTGGCTACAAATT